TGTTTAATTTTTAATGATTCAGCATCTAGTGATGAATCAGTTTGTACCATTGCATTTGGTGGAGATAAAACTGTAACAAGTGGAACTTTCACAATTGAATTTCCAGCAGCTTCTGCAGGAACAGCTATTATCGGTATAGCATAAGGAGGAAATCCTTATGGCATCAATTTGGGGTGGTGATAGTCCTTCAGTAGCCTGGGGACAAAACTCTTGGCAATCTAATACCGTTACAATTTCTCTCACAGGACAATCTTTAACAACAGCTTTAGGTGATTTAGCTTATGCAGGCTCAATTGAGGGTTGGGGCCGTGATGCGTGGGGCGATAATAACTGGGGCGAAAACGCAACCAGTGTTTCTTTAACCGGAGTTTCCGCAACAGCTTCTCTTCCAGATGTAAGTTGGGGCAAGCAAACTTGGGGTGAAGATGGATATGGTGGAGCATTTTATTTAAATCCTGCAGACGTAATGGGATTAACAGGTGTTTCTGCAACAGGAGCCGTAGGATCTCCGGTCGCTAGAGGAGACTATACCGAATCATTAACAGGTCAAGCTCTTGCTTCAGCAGTAGGTTCAATTATTGTTGGAGAAGGAGTTCCTTTAACAGGAGTTGCAGCAACAGCAGCTGTAGGTGCTCCAACTGTAGTAGGAGATTATACAGAATCATTAACAGGGCTTTCAGCAACGGGTGCTGTAGGTGCTCCAACCGTTACATCTAATCCAACAGTTCAACCAACAGGACTTTCAGCAACTTCTGCTGTAGGAGCAATTACTCTACCAGCTCAAACAATGGGATTGACTGGAGTTTCTGCAACTGCAGCAGCAGGAGCTATTGCTCCAACAGAACAAACAATGGGATTGACTGGAGTATCAGCAACTGTTACACTTTCTCCTATTGGCGTAGCACCGATAGGATGGGGAATTGTTACAGCGGAACAAACAGGTAATTATAGTAAAACAACCGCTACTCAAACTGGTAATTATAGTAAAACAACCGCTACTCAAACTGGTAGTTGGACTAGAATTACTAAAGGTGATTGACAATATGAATAAAACAAAATATAAAAACCAATTAAGCATCTATTAGGAGAACAAAATTATGGCATCAACATACACCCCTCTCGGCGTAGAAAAAATGGCTACTGGCGAAAACGCTGGTACATGGGGAACAAAAACAAATGTAAATTTACAAATTTTAGAACAGATATCCGGTGGATATATAACACAAGCTATAGCGGGCACAGGAACTACAGCGTTTACTGAAGACGATGGAGCAACTGATGCTCTTGTTGCAACTAGAGTAATAGTATTTACAGGTGCTTTAACTGGAACAAGAATTATAACTTTTCCAGTTGGTGTAGCAAATTTTTATTTAATTAAAAATGGAACTACTGAGGATTATAGCTTACAATTAAAAGCTGCTTCAGGTTCTGGAGCAACAGTTACTTGGGCAGCTGGTGATAGAAATTCTTGGAAAATTATTTATTTTGATGGCGTAGCAACTAATACAGGTGTTTATGATGTAGGTTCCGGTCTTTCTTTAACTTCACCAGCTCTTGTTACAGGTATGAATGATGTCAAAGGAAATGAATTATTCAAAGTGACTGCAACCGCTTCGGCTATTAATGAATTTACCATAGCTAACGCGGCTAGTGGAAATGGCCCAATTATTTCTACAACAGGCGGAGGAACCAATATTGATTTAAATTTAAACCCTAAAGGATCTGGAGTACTTAAATCAGGAACAGCAGCAGTTAAAATTGCAGGCACAGAAACTATTTTTATCCCTGCACAAGCAATGTTTGGCACAACAACAAATGGAGCTGATGCACAAGCAGTTGAAACGACAGCAACTAGACCTGAATTAAAGGTTTTAGATTTTGATCCGGGTACAGCTGAATATGCACAGTTTTCTATTGCAATGCCCAAATCATGGAATTTAGGTACAGTAACCTTTCAAGCTTTTTGGACTCCAAGTACTACTAATACAGGAAACTGTATTTTTGGTCTTCAAGGCGTTAGCTGTACTGAAGGTGATACAGCCGATGTAGTTTTTGGAACAGCGGCAGAAGTCACAGATGCTGGAATCGGAACTGTGGAAGACGTACAGATGACTGCCGTAAGTGGTGCAGTAACAATTGCTGGATCCCCAGCTGATGATGATTATACATTTTTTCAAGTTTATAGAGATGCAGCCGATGGTAGTGATACTTTTACTGGCGATGCCAGATTAATGGGAATTAAATTATTCTATACAACTGACGCTGCTAACGACGCATAAGGAGCATAGAGTATGAAAATTATAAACGACTTACATACAATAGGTAAGAGTTCAAGAAATATACAATCAAAGAAAACAAAAGGTTTTGGCTATCAAGTTTTAGGATTTGGAGCTGGTGGACCAGGAGAAACATTTATAACAGCAACTGGTGGAACTATTACTTCTTCTGGTAGTTACAAAATTCATACATTTACAGGTCCAGGTACTTTTTGTGTTTCTGCTATAGGAGGTACACCTGCTTGCAATGTAGTCGATTATTTAGTGGTAGCTGGAGGTGGAGGAGGAGCTCCGCAGCACTCCGGAGGAGGAGGCGGTGGTGGTTATAGAACTTCTTATTGCGCTCCCGCAGGATCTTTACCTGTTGCAGCAACAGGATATCCAGTAGTAGCTGGAGGAGGTGGAGCAGGCGGTACTCCACCCTCTCCTTCTACAGACGGAACGACCGGAACTCCTTCAACTTTTTCACCTATAACATCAACAGGCGGTGGTGGAGCAGGAGCTTGGCCAGGTCGTAATGGTTTAGCTGGTGGATCAGGCGGAGGTGGTTCATCAGGAGCTCCATTTACAACTTCTCCTGGTTGTGGTGGAGCAGGAAATACACCTCCAGTAAGTCCATCTCAAGGAAATGCAGGAGGCGCTGGAACTGTATATACAGTTGGTGGCGGTGGTGGCGGCGGTGGCGCTGCCGGAGTAGGGGCAGCTGGTCCTGGAGGTCCAGGTCCAGCAGGAAATGGTGGAGCTGGAGCTCAAAATAATATTGACGCTAATAACTACTACTGGGCAGGTGGCGGTGGTGGTGGAAACCATCCAGGCACTGAGGGTGGAGATGGTGGAATTGGTGGAGGAGGCGGCGGTGGAAGTGCAGGCTGCGGCGCTGGTACAGGTGGTCCTGGCGGAGGAAGTGCAATTAATAATGGTGCAGATGGAGATGGAAATCCACCTGCCTCTGGGTCAGGAGGTGGAGTTGGAGGTGCAAATTCTGGTGGTGGAGGTGGAGGAGCCGGTAATCTTTGTTCACAGGGTGCTGCTGGTGGTTCAGGCATAGTAATAATAAGGTACAAATTTAAATAATTATGGCACACTTTGCAAAAATATCAGAAACAAATGAAGTGCTTGCAGTATTAACTGTAGACAATAAAGATGTGCTGAACGCTGATGGTGTTGAAGATGAAACTGTTGGACAAGCATATTTAGAACAACACAATAACTGGCCTGCTCAAATGTGGATTCAAACATCTTACAATACATCTGGTGGTACACATAAAGATGGTAAAGCTCCACTTAGAGGAAACTACGCAGGTATAGGTTATACTTGGGATGAAGATAATAATTTATTCTATGGTAAAAAACCTTTTGCAAGTTGGGTTTTAAATACTACAACAGCTAGTTGGCATTCACCAATCGGTGATGCTCCAGATGATCTAACTGATGAAGAAAAAGCAGCTCATACTCATTATGTGTGGAATGAAGGCACTGGCGCTTGGGATAAGACAACTCCATAATTGATCTAGATCAAATCTTTTTAATCATATTGACATTTTTATACCCTCCTTTATAAAAGGAACAGGTATGCAAAAGAAAGTATTATCAGAAATAGGATTATATTACGGCGATGTGACAATGCCAAAATATTGGGAGATAGATCAAAATGAACTAGCTCATCATATTTTACATTCTGACTTAACAAATGAAGAATTTTCATTTTCAAAAACTTTTGATAAATTAAATACTTACATAAGAGAACATATAAATTTAAAATTTAAAATAAGGTTAATTAATAAAAAAACATGGGGTGATATTTATAAACCTCAACAAGTAAGTCCTCCTTTATTAAATATAGATCCTGTGGATCTTAGAAACTCACCAGATTATACTTTACTCTACGGTGTTAAAGTTGATGGTTGCAGTATTAGAATTCACTATGATGCTAATAGAAGAAAAGGTAGAAGTTGGGATATACCATTAAAGAATAACAGATTTATTATGTTTCCATCAACTAATATGTATTACTTAACCAATAATCAGAAAGATAGTTTGAACTTTGTTCAAACCATAACCTATGAATACATATAAAAATTTTATTGATAAAAAAATTTGTAAACAAATAAATAACACTATGTTAGGCGTTAATTTTCCTTGGTTCTATAAAAAAAATCAAACCGGTAAAGATAGTTCTTTTTTGTTTCATTGTTTTTTTGCAGAAAACAAAATAAATTCTACCTTATATTATTTAATAGAACCATTAGTTAAAAAATTAAACCCATCTAAATTGGTAAACATAAGAGCTAACTTATGCTTAAAAAGACCTATGAAAAGTAATTGGCATTCTGATTTTGACAACTTAAAATCAACACCTAAAAGTAAAACAGCTATTTATTATGTAAATACAAATAATGGCTACACTATTTTTAAAAATAAAAAAATAAAATCTGAGCAAAACAAAATGATTGTTTTTAATGGTGACACTAAACATAAAGTAAAATATCAAACAGACAAGGATACTCGAATAGTTATTAATTTTTTATATGAATCTATCTAATTATTTTTGGTATTTTAAATCTGCACTGACACCACGATTCTGTGATGAAGTTATTAAATATGCTTTAGAAAGAAAAGAAACAATGGCTATAACAGGGGGTCACGGTAGGAATAGAGATTTAAATAAAAAACCTTTAGACAAAGAAGAAGTTAGAAATTTAAAATATAAAAGAGATTCCGATTTAGTTTGGTTGAATGATACTTGGATTTATAAAGAAATACATCCCTTTGTCCATCAAGCTAATAAAAATGCTGGCTGGAATTTTAACTGGGACAGATCGGAATCCTGTCAGTTTACAAAATATAAACTTAATCAATATTATGATTGGCATTGTGATAGTTGGGAAGAAACTTATGACCGACCTAAAACTCCTTTTTTGCATGGAAAAATTAGAAAACTATCCATGACCTGTCAATTAACCGATGGCTCAGAATATTCTGGTGGAGAATTAGAATTTGATTTTAGACAATATTCACCTCAAATGAGAGACGAAGCGCAACATTTAAGAAAAGCAACGGAGATATTGCCCAAAGGAAGTATTATTGTTTTTCCTAGCTTTGTTTGGCATAGAGTTAAACCCGTAACTAGAGGAACGAGATATTCACTTGTCTTATGGCATTTGGGGCATCCATTTAAGTAATGCAAATAAACGAATATTTTAAAACTCCGATATGGAGTGAGCAAAAGCCAGAGTTTGTTAAATCATTAAATAAAGCTAGTGATAAATATATTAAAGAAGCTAGAAAAACTCAAAAAAAATATATCAAACAATTTGGTGATTTTGGAACCAGTTATCATTCAACGCCATTAACAAATGACAATGATTTTATAGATTTAAGAAATTATATCGGTCAAAAGTCTTGGGAATTTTTAGATCATCATGGCTACGATATAAAACAATATATAACTATGTTTTCTGAAATGTGGGTACAAGAATTTTCTAAAAAAGGAGGAGGTCATCATTCAGCTCACATTCATTGGAACCAACACGTTTCAGGATTTTATTTTTTAAAATGTTCTGATAAAACTTCTTATCCTATTTTCCATGAACCGAGAACGGGCGCACGCTGTACTAAATTAAAAATGAAACCAGAATTAAAAGGTATTTTTAATGGTAATGATCTTGTTCATTACAGGCCTCAACCAGGAACATTACTTATTTTTCCTGGTTATTTAGAACATGAGTTTTCTGTAGATCATGGTATAGCACCCTTTAGATTTATTCACTGGAACATAACTGCCATACCTAAAGAGATAGCTAAAGATGTTTAAGAAAGATAAATATTGTATTATTCGTCAAGCTATCTCAAAAGATTTAGCAACCTTTGTAGCCAATTACTTTTCTATTAAAAAACAGGTTTATGATACCTGTCGACAAACAAGATTTATTTCTCCTTATGAAAATTTATTAGGTGAGTATGAGGGCGCCGACGGACAGATCCCACATACCTATTCTTGCTATTCGGATATCGCTATGGAAACTTTAATGTTGAAGTGTCAACCTATTATGGAAAAGATTACAGGATTGAAATTGACTCCTGCTTATACGTTTGCCAGAATTTATAAACATGGAGATGTTCTTAAAAGACATAAAGATAGATTTAGTTGTGAAATCTCTACGACGATGAATCTTGGAGGAGACCCGTGGGCAATCTATCTTGAGCCTTCTGGTAAAGAAGGACTAAAAGGAATTAAAGTAGACCTTAAACCAGGAGATATGCTGGTTTATAGTGGCTGTGAACTAGAGCATTGGAGAAATAAATTCAAAGGCAAAGAATGTATTCAAGCATTTTTACATTATAATAATCGCAAGACGCCAGGAGCTAAAGATAATATGTTTGACAAGCGTCCTCATTTAGGACTTCCTTCTTGGTTTAAACGATGATATAAACCCTATGATGGAGACAGTGACTCCACCACATACCTCACTGTCTCCTTCATAAGGATTTTATATGCTACAAAAGATAGGTTTTTTACCAGGATTCAATAAACAAATTACCCCTACAGGAGCCGAAGCTCAATGGACAGGTGGTGAGAATGTTAGATTTAGATATGGTACTCCTGAAAAACTAGGGGGATGGTCACAGCTAGGAGATAAGGCTTTAACTGGATCAGCTCGAGCTCTTCATCAAATGGTTAACAAAGAAGGTATTAAATATTCCATCATTGGAACCAATAGAATTTTATACGCTTATACAGGTGAAGCCTATTATGATATTCACCCAATTAAAACTGACTTCGGAGCCTTAACCAACAAGCTAGCTTCTACTTCAAGCTCTGCTATTCTTACTATTACTTTATCTTCCACTACTGGAATGACAGCAGGAGATATTTTATTACTTGAAAGTGTAACCCCTCCAACAAGTTCTGGTTATTCGGCTTCTGATTTTGATAATAAAACTTTTATGATAACTGAAGTAGTAGACTCTACCTCAGTTACTATTACAATGGGATCCACTGCAAGCGCAACCGCTACTGATGGAGACCTTTCTGTTAAGTGGTACTATCCTGTAGGACCCGCTGAACAGGTTGGTGTTTTTGGATGGGGTATATCTCAATATTCAGGAACAGTAACCTCTCCTCAAACGACAACTTTAAATGGAGCTATCACTGATGCTGCGGCTACTGCTGGAATTACATTAACCAGTTCATTAGGTTTTCCTACTAGTGGGACTAGTGAAATAAGAATAGGTACGGAGGATCTTAGTTATACTGGAATTAGTTCAAATGTATTAAGTGGAGTTGTCCGAGGAGTTAATGGAACAACAGCCGCTACTCATAGTAATGGAGCAACTATTACAAATATTACTGATTATAGCGGATGGGGACAAGCCTCTTCTACAACGGACAAAGTTGCAGAGCCTGGTCTATGGTCCTTGGATAATTTAGGAAGTACTCTTATAGCTTTAATTTTTAATGGTGCATGTTTTGAATGGGATTCAGATTTAACGAATGCCACAGCTACCAGAGCTACTATTATTTCTGGTGCACCAACAGCATCTAGAGACATGTTAGTCTCTACGCCCGATCGTCACTTAGTTTTATTTGGAACTGAAACCACAATCGGAGACACAACTACTCAAGATGATATGTTTATTAGATTCTCTTCTCAAGAGGATATAACTGACTGGATACCTACTGCAATCAATAGTGCTGGCACACAAAGACTGGCTGCCGGCTCACGGATCATGGGAGCCACACTTGGTAGAAATGCACTTTACGTATGGACGGATACTTCGTTATTTACCATGAGATTTGTGGGAACGCCTTTTACCTTTGCTTATGAACAGGTTGGAACTAACTGTGGATTGATTGGAAAGAATGCAGCGGTCGAAGTGGATGGTGCTGCTTATTGGATGTCTGATAATGGTTTCTTTAGATTTACTGGTAAACTAGAATCGATGGATTGTTTAGTGGAAGACTATGTCTATGATGATTTGAACACAACTTCAAATCAATTTATCTATTGTGGAATTAATAACTTATTTGGAGAGGTAATGTGGTTTTATCCAACCTCTGGTTCTAACGTAGTAAATAGATGTGTTGTGTATAGTTATTTAGATTCAACTCCACAGCGACCTATTTGGTTTACGAATGCTAGTTCAGTCTTTCCAAGAACTGCTTGGGTGGACTCAGCTGTTTTTGGTTTACCTCATGCTACATCATATGATGCAGGTACAGATACCTGTGATACTGTAGGAAATACAGATGGAATTTCAACTTACTATGAACATGAAAAAGGAGTTAATCAAATTAAGGGAGGAACTACTACTGCCATTGCAGCTAATATTCTTTCAGGAGATTTTGATATTACTCAAGATCAAAAACAAGGAATTACCTTTAGGGGAGATGGAGAATTTATAATGAGAGTAAGCAGATTTTTACCTGACTTTATAACTCAAGCTGGAAATACAATAGTTGAATTAGACTTAAGAGATTTTCCTAATGAAACAGCAGCGAGTTCTACGTTAGGACCTTTCACTATTACATCTGCTACTAAGTATCAATCGTGCAGGGCACGAGGTCGATCGGTTGCAGTAAAAATATCCAACACGGCGATAGATTCTAATTGGAAATTAGGAACTTTTAGATTAGATGTACATGCAGGAGGAAGAAGATAATGGCAATAAATTATAATGATCACTACAATCAAGGAATAGGAACACCAGATCTAGGAAATATGAATCTAAGACAAGTGCCTGTGAATAATATGCAGACTGCAGGTTGGTGGCCTGAGATTTTAGGAGGTACTTCAGCTGAACAAGATGCTGAAAATGCAGCCTTAGAACAAATACAAGAGATAAGAAAAAATCAATTTGAAGGATACCCATCAGGTACAAATCCTGCATGGGTTGAAGAGTAT